CCTCTATAAGCGACAAAATCGACGCGATCAATAGGATGACCCACATGGGAGCCGTTCGTGGCGCTAAGGAGCTTACACAAAGCGGTGTGGCTATGCAGACTGAGTTTCAGATGCTAAACGCCAAGCTGTCGGAAAAGGCGGATATTTTGGAGCTGGCAGAGGAGCAGTTATGGAGCTTCTATTGCCGGTGGCAAGACCATAACACCCATGAGGTAGAGATTTCTTACCCTGATAGCTTTGATCTACGCGATTACGCGCAAGAATTGCAGTTTTTGCAACAGGTGCAGGCCAGCGGCGTGCGCTCTGACACTTTGCGGCGTGAGGTAGACAAGCAAATAGCCGATTTAGTGCTAGACGACGAGGCGCTAGTAGCCGCGCATGGTGAGATAGAGCAAGGCACCCGCGCCGTAGGCCAGTTTGCTTTGCCAGAGTCGCCCGTAGATGGCGGCTGATGTTGACCATCTAAATGCGGTCATTAGGGGCACCGAGGAGCATCAGCGGCGCATGGCTAGTGCGCTCGTTACGCTTGAGCGGCGTATTGTCCAGCTTTTGTCCGGCGCACCTTTGACAGATGGTAAGTTGTTTGACCTGGAATGGGCGATCGAGGCGAGAACACAGCTTAGGCAGATTATCGCGGAAGAATATTTGGCGGCGGCTGATGAGATTGTTACGGATTATGCGGCATTTGCTACACAAGCTGAGACAATGCTTAAAACCTATTCCGACGTTGTGCGACTAGACTCAGATGTAGTCAGGCAACTACAGCAGTTGACCTTTAACGGCTTTGAAGCGCTAGGCGATGACTTTGCCGAGGTCGTCAGCAAGCAAATCTACGAAAGCACACTAACTGGCGCGACGTTCTCAGAGGGCGTCAATCGCATCAGGGCGTCCGTTGAGGGCGATCTAGGCCGGTATGCCTCTACTGCCCTACATGATGGTCTGATGGACTTTGACGCGTCCATAAACACCAATATGGCGCTAGAGGCTGGGGCTACGCGATTTAAGTATTACGGGCCGGACGATGCCAAGACTCGCGAGCATTGTGATAAATTTGTCGGCAAGACTATGACGCTTGAAGAAATAGAAAAGGCTTGGGCTGGCGAATGGTCAGGCAAGCGCGAAGGCAGTCCGTTTGTTGTGCGTGGCGGTTATAATTGCCGCCATAGATTTAGAGGCGTTTTTAACTAAGGGGGATTTATGCCATATCACAAAGGTAAGAAGAAAAAGAAAAAATCTAAGTAATTTGATAAACTAACCAGACTCCGTAGGAGGTTCGTTACATGAGCGAAGAAGTCATGGAAACAGAGGGCACTGAGGCCGTTGAGCAACCAGCTCAAGAAGCTCAGGAAACAAAGACGTTTACGCAGGAAGAATTAGACCGGATAGTGGCTGACCGGATTGCTCGCCAACAGCGGCAGTTTGACAAGAAACTAGAAGGCATCGACTTAGACGAAGCACGCTCGCTTTTGAGTGAAAGGCAAAGCGCCGAGATCGAAAAGCAAAAAGAGCGTGGCGAGTTTGAGAGTATTCTTAAGCAGACCGTCGAAAAGAAAGATCAGGAAATTAACGCGTATAAGCAACGGCTGGAGCAAACGCTAGTAGATGGCACTTTGCTTTCAGCGGCGGCTAAAAACAACGCTGTTAGTCCTGAGCAAGTCAGTCAGTTGTTACGGGGCTCCGTTTCGCTATCTGAAGATGGCACCGTAGAGGTTTTTGATAAAAACGGGACGCCACGTTACAACGACCAAGGCGAATTGCTGACAGTCGAGGAACTGGTGGCAGACTTTTTGACAACTAACCCGCACTTTGTGAAAGCATCGCAAGGTGGTGCAGGATCAGCGGGGGCAGTTGGTGGTTCTACGCCGAAAACCTTAACGGCGGCTGAAATGTTAGCTAACTACGAGAACGGAGGGCGTGAGGCGTTCCGAGAAATGCAGTTAGCAAAGAAAGCAACCCGCTAATTCAAAAGGAAATTGAACAATGGCAAATGAAACTACTTCAACAACTTTAGACGATCTGTTTGCGAATATTATCCTGCAAGCACGTTTCACCGCAGAGGAACAGTCAATTATGCTGGGCCTCGTTACTCGCTATGACATTGGCAGTGTAGCTGGCAAAACCGTACAGGTGCCCAAGTACCCTGCAATCGCCGCCGCTGATCTGACGGAAGGCACCGATATGTCTGCGACTGAGGTATCAACTTCTAGCGTCACCATCGACGTATCAGAAGTTGGCGCACAAGTAGTGCTGACCGACATGGCCGCTTTTGGCGCTGGCAACCCCGCCGCCGAGCTTGGCACTGTACTGGGTAACGCTATCGCTACAAAGATGGATCAAGACCTGATCGCTTTGTTTGATGGCTTCAGCACCTCGCTGGGCGCTACGACTCAGGAAATTACTGTGGCTGACATTTTCAACGCGGCGGCTCGCCTCAAGGCGGCTAAGGCACCAGGCCAATACTCAGCAGTTTTGCACCCCTATCAGGCGTACCAGTTGAAAGCCAACATGACCAACACTTTTGCAAACCCCAATGGCGGTGATTTGCAGAATGAGGCTATGCGTACTGGCTTCATCGGCACGGTTGCTGGTGTAAACATCTACGAGTCTGCAAACGTCACTGTTGACGGTTCTGGCGATTCTAAGGGCGCTGTATTCGCTCCCGAAGCTATTGCCATCGCTATGAAGCGTGACTTTAACATTGAGACAGAGCGTAACGCGTCTCTGCGTGCGTTTGAGTTGAACGCTACTGCCGTTTACGGTGTTGGCGAGCTGGACGACTCTTACGGCGTAGAAATGTACTTTGACGCTGGACTCTAAGGTTATACGCGCCCTTTCGGGGGCGCTTTCCTTTTAGGGGCAGGCTATGGCTGTTATTTATCGCGGTGAGCGCTTTGAGGACTACAACAAGCCTAAGCGCACTAGAAATCACCCGTCTAAAAGCCATGCCGTACTCGCTAAGAAAGGCGACAGAATTAAGCTGGTCAGGTTTGGAGCGCAAGGGGCAAAGACATACCCGCCGAGAGACGGCGAAAGCGCTAGAGACGAGGCCATGCGGCGAGCGTGGTACGCAAGACACGCAGAGACACTAAAAGGCGCAACGGTATTTGATCCGATTTATTGGGCCGCACGGGTAAAATGGTGAGCTAATGGCGTTCTCTACCGATTACAACCTGCAAGAAATCATCCCAGACATTTTAGAGTTTGGCATAGATAACTTTATTGACGAGCACGCGACAGCACAGGCTGAGTTAGAGCGCGAGATTCGTAACCGCTGGTGGCATCGCTCCGGCAAGGCAGGCGAGCTAAATACTAGCTTGCTAACAGAGTCACAATGGACAAAAGCAAACGCTTACCTTGTTTTGTGGAAGTACGCTTTACCTAAGCTGACTAACTGGGTCGATAATGACCGCTTTTTGCAAATGATCGACTTTTACCGCAACAGATACGGCGAAGAAATGGAGGCTGTATTTGCTGATGGCGTAGAATACGACGATGACCAAGATGGCACAGTGCAGGACGACGAAAAACTGCCAAAGCCTCTGAATAGGCTAGATCGCTAGTGCTACAGTTTTTAGGCGCGGCGGGAATACGCGGACTTTTAATAAAGTCTCTGCGTGACGATGCAGTTGGCGACGTCGTGGATAACGTCAACATCCGCGTTAGTATGACGCCTAAAGACCCTACAAAGATAACCCAAGACCTTGCCGATAAGATTGCTAGGAATAAGCGCAAAGCTCTTAGCATTACGGCGATGGAAGGTATTAACATCATTGAGGATAGGACAAGCAAAGGCCAAGGGGTAAACGGGCCGTTTAAGTCTTACACGCCACAATATGCCGCGTTTAGGGCGCAGAACAAGCTAAACACTAGGCCAGACTTGTCGTTTACCGGCCAAATGCTGTCATCTATGACCGCCTCTAGGCCGACAAGCAACTCTGTCACTATCTTTTTCAGAGGGGCTGATAACGCACGCAAGGCGGCGTTTAACAACAAGACCCGCGAGTTTTTTAGCTTTAACAAGCGAGAGCGCGGGATTCTCAGAAACATATTTAGAAAGCGTCTGCTATGAGCGTTAGAGAGAACATTGCTAAAAACATCGTCAGCACGCTTAAGTCAGCGACTACCCCGACGCGGGTAAAGTACGTGACCCGTGAGCCTTTTGAGT